TGTATAAGAGACAGACTCTAAGATTGTGTGGCGTATACAATATATATGAAGATTTAATTGACACGGCTAAAACAACAAAAATAATATATAACACAGAATCTGGCAAAGTTAAATTCGATTCAAGCAGAGGTGCATGTCGAGGGCAACTTTTTAAATTTAATGAAAGAATTGCTAATACTTAATTCTTTTATAGTGAAAATAAAAATTCACCATATATGTAACAACCTTTAACAAATTCTGAAGCTGCCCATGCACCTATTTTTCCATCTGTCGTATAATAACGCTCAAGCCTTATTATTCCTGATGATTGCCTAATACATGCGCCGTAACCTATTAGTTTGTTGATGATTTTTCCGTCTGCGTTATAACACTGCCATGTACCGCCTAATATTTTAATAGAATCTGATGTTAAGCCGGCTTTAGTAAATACATCTTTGATATTATATTGAAACTTAAAATCTGTTATATCTGTACTTGTATTTTCTATTTTGCTTGTAAATTTACACGTGCCGACTTTTTGCATTTTATTGTAAATGATATAATTATATCCATATCCATAGCAATCGCTTTCAGATATGAAATTTTTCATAAAGCAATTATAGAATGCGATATTACTGTTTAGTGCACTTACCTCGCTTCTGAGATTCGCAATCATGTCATTGTTATCTTTAATTCCCTTATCCATTATGTTAAGGTTGGTTGGGTTCCACGGTGTTTGCCCCGTCCAACCTACTCTTTTGTAAGAAATAAATCCTGTTAAGCTCATAATTACATCTCCTTAAGTGCTGCCATCACCTCTGCTTCAAAATTAGCAAAATCTGTATCGCATTCTTCTTGATTCTCAATATATGCTCTTCTGTCTGCAATTCTCTTATTAATAGTTATCTCACCTGCGGAAGGTATGCTGGCTGAAAATGTAACTACAGCCTTTTCCTCTATAGAACTATTTCCATTCATTGATGTATTCTTTGTTGTATTTAACATATTGTTTTCCTTTCTACCGCTGTGCGGATTTATATTAATTATTTGCTATGTCTTTGACATAGTCTTCTAATTTCCACCATTCACCATGGTGCCTTATATAGTAATAACCCTCTATATAACAGTTATTTCCACTTATATCTACCGTACCAGCTGTCTCACTATGTCGTATCCAATCCATTAAGTTATAATATGCATCACCGCTTCTGATATAATAATAATCATCAACATATATTCCATCACGGCGAATGCTTACAGCATTTCTTGTTCCGTCTTCGTTTGACAGATTTATAAAATGTCCTTGTATTTTCAGATAGGCGCCAGTGCTACTTTTCATAAGGTATTCACCACCAATAAGAGTAGTGGTCATTGTAATACCTTCTTCAGTTACATTTACATTTTTAAATGTGCCTTCTAAATCAGCATTAACAGCTTTTAGCTTCTTACAGTCTATCGAACCATCTGCTGAAATAGTAGTATTAGTAGATGTAAGCGTGAACAGATTACCATTGATATTAACAGACTTATTACCACTAATATTAATTGTTCCACTTGCATTAAGTGTTATATCATCTGCAATAGCTTCAATTGCAGATTTAAGTTCCCCTGTCGTTGGGTCTTTCTTAATGTATGCTTCAAGGCTTGCTGTTGTAGCATAATTGTTAAACTTAACATCAATATCTTCTGGTGCTGGAGAATAATCTGTAGCTTTTGTACCCTTTTCTATTTTTAGCTTGTTTGTATCTACATGTGCAAAGCTAAAACGCATATATACAGCATTAGAAGGAACTGGCAGAGAACCTCTTACTCCAGTAGATTTATCTGCTACTCCGCTGATAAACTTTTTATTGCTGTCATAAAAACAAGTAGCCGGTGCATTACCCAGATTGGTCCATCCACTCGCTACATAGTTTTTCCACTTAGACACATCTATGTAGTCCGTCAAATCCCAATAGTTACCGCCATCTGTTATTATGCCAGTGGCTGTTATATACTTATTAGGAGTTACAGTGCTTTTTATGAATCTATTGACTCCACCAATTTGTAGATTATTAATATCATTTTTAGTTGCATAGGTGCCAGATACTTCTAGCTTAATACTATTACTTTCCTTAGTTATTGCTTGTGTTATAGCGTTATTCATCTGCGTTGTTGTGCTATAATTGCCCTTTAAATCCTGCTGAGTTAATGACAAACTGCTACTTATGCTATCAAGATTGATTCTTAATGCAGAATTTTGTCTTAACATATAAGCTGTTTCCGAATTTGGAATCTCTTTCCAGCCATGGCTTCCATCCTCATTACGAATAAACCGCCATGCTCTTCCTTCGTTTTCCCAGTAAGCAATCTTTCCAATATACTTATCCCACTCAGTATCGTTGTACTGCCATGTTTCTTCCCTTGGAAACTGGGTATCTGATGGATAAACAGGAACACACCAATCCCAAGCCGGATAATTATCCTTCGTTGGCACATAAGATATCAGGTATATTTCATCGTCATACTTGGCCATATTAGATAAACTTACACTATATTCCTGCAGCGTCTGGTTTACATTGGAAAACTTCTCCTTAACACTAGTTCCGTCTATGTTCTCAGTCCACCATAACTTTTGCGTTATAAAATCGTCGGACTGCTTTAATAAACTGCCCCATTCGGAATAATCCTTTCCAGAGCTGGTTTTTATATCCTGCAGAAGAACATTAAGTGTCTGGGAGGCATCATCCAAATATATCTTGTTGCTCTTAAGCGTATGGCTTCCATCCTTGTTTATAACCTCAAACAAGCTTCCTATATCCAGTTTTCCAGCAGATATATTTGCATCTTCTTTTACCATGTCATTTCGGATAATTTTACGCTGTACACCTTGTTCTGTAAGACCTAGCGCGTCAAACATCAAGCTGCCTTTTGAATCCCACACATACATGTTATAGTCACCTGATGCATCTTTTCCGATTTGAACACGAAGCCTTGTGCTATCACTAATCTGAATGGTATTATCTCTCCACTGTGATTTGCCGTCTTTGCTGTGTACCTTTACATCTGTTGTGTCAACATCCAGAGCCTTTATTTTCTTTGCATCTAAGGAATCTATCATAGAATCCTTAATCTGTGCTGTACCTATCATGCTCACAACACTATTTGCAAAATCTGTAGTAATGCTTTCGCCAGTGGAAGAGCCAAACATCAATGTTTTAATACCAGCAACATCACCATCTAATATGCCTACTTTCTCATATTTAACATTAAGCTGCTCTATGTCAGATTTTATTACCTTTTCCTCTTCTATTGTTGCAAACTTTATGTCTGCCTCATTAGATTTAAGGTAATTATTCTTAATATACTGCAGCTCATTGTTTACAGACACAATAGTCTCTGCAGTTACAGTATTAGCCTTAACCCATTCTGCATCTACCTTTTTAGAAACCAGTTCCTTAGTAAGCATCATTTCCGCATATGTTCGTTCTGCAAGCTTAGTAGATGGTCCTTTATAATCTGTCTCTGTTTCAGTTTCTGTTTTTCCATAAGCTGTAATAGTCATAGCAAGACCGCCATCATATTCCTGAGTTATATTCATAACCGGAACCTTATAAGTCTTACCTAATTCTTCAACAGTTACAATATCCCATGGATCCAGTCGAATATCTCCTAGCGTCTTTAAGCTTGCGCCTCTATACGCAAATTCTCTTACTTTCTTATACACAGAGTTAAGCTTTTCTTCTGTCATAAGCGGATTATCAAATGTTATTCCCAGAGTTCCACTTCCTGCTGTAAAAGAAGTATTACTGTCAACATTACATGTGAGATAATCTAAATGGTAATCACTCTCATTCTTTTCAAATGTAATTATCCGAGATTCATTTATCGTATAGCCATTATCCTCATACCACTTAATAACAATTGTGCCGGTTCTGTCTACGCAGGCAAAACCTCCAGCTAAAGAAGCGATATATCCGATAACCTCACGATAGGTATATCCTACCGGTGCAGTATCAATAGTTATTCCATTCAATCCAGATACATTACAGGGAACGCCACATCCAGTACTTATCTCTTTTAAAACAGATTCTGCACTTGCGGGATATGTCAATTCAGATACATATACACCTGTGGTCTTCATCATTCTGTCGTAAGCCGTAAATGTTGTGGTTGCCTGGTCAAGCGTTGGATGTTCTGCAGTAAAAAAGCCAAGTGGAATATACTCATACTTTCCGCTTGGCAGTTTTAATCCTATTTCTATAGGAATCTCTGTGTTTTCAAACAACTCATTTATTCTTTTTACTGTCAGTTCTATCTTAGCTGCAACAGCCGAACCTATCTGTAAACCCTCATATGCGGAAGCGGTCTCATAGCTCATCTTTTTAAAGCCAGCGTCAATCCACTTACCATTTATCTTTAATCGTAAGTTAAATGTTCGCGATGGTGATCTAATCGTTGTTGCAAATTGCTCTGATACATTATTATACATAAGCTTAATCCTCGATCATAAATTCAATGGCCGCAATATCCTCTAATGTAGTTCCATCGTATCTGCTGTCAGAATCACATACAGATATGTCATCCATCTTAATCATATGTACATCAACATCCGTTTCCATGTTGTACATCTCATCAATCTCTTTTACAACTTCCTGCTCTTTACCTTCTGGGAACTGGTAAGAATCTCCATCCATGACAGCATTCCCATTTTCATCTTTAAGCACATTGTTCTGTATTACTTCAGTTCTCTGTGTAACAAAAATATCTACTTCTCCTAACAATGTCTTAAGGTTCTTTGCAATTGCATAATTTACTTTTACAGGCCAATGCTTTCTTAAGCCCTGTAATTTTTTAAGCATTGTTGCACTATTATCAATCTGTTTAATAGTCATTGTTTTTTTCATGTTCTGCTCCTTACTGTTGTATTATAGATACACTGGCACTTCTGTAGTAATAGTTACCGTCCCCTATATCACCCAGCACCTCTTTACTCAATGTACCTCTATAGCTTGTTATTGTTATATCCTGTCCATCGTCATGGAATGTTATTGGAAAGAATCCGGCGATGAGTTTGTTCTTAATAAGTGCCATCTCATCTTCCTTCAATATTCCCCAATTAATAGATAAGGTCTTCTTTTCAGCGACAACATCACCCAACATTGTTCCGTCAAGTGCTCGTCCTGTAGAAGAAGACCATATAATCTCATCATCCACCTTGATGGACACAGGAGCCGGAAGCTCCTGCCCGTCACATCTCAGTATCAATTCATCACATCCTTGTTAAGTTATAATCTCACATTTTCCTGTCTGCTTTGTATGCTCGTTAATCTTATCAACCACATATTTCTTAAGACTCTTTCCATCAAGCTGTATATCAAGGTCCAGTGTTTCAAGTATCTTAAGTATCTGCTTAAGAATACTTATAGCCTCTGCCAATAACTCTGCACTGGATGCCATAGCTGCTGCCTTCTGTGCCATATCAAGTAATTTATCCTCAGGTGCAACAACTTCACCCTGATGTCTGTTATCGCCAATCATGGCAAGCTGTGGAGTGTTTGGCTTAACGTATCCGCCTTGTGCAAGGTATGGAATCTTGGAGAAGTCGGCTTCCGGTAAATGGAATCCAAAATCTTCGCCACCTATGCCCGGTACCCAGTTTGGTACTTTAAAGCTAAGCTTATTTACAGACCTTACTATTGCATTTATGCCAGATTGAACACCTGTGATCAGTCCGTTAATAAATCCAATTACCATATTAATAGGCCCTTTAGCAATATCAGCAATACCGCTAAATATGCCATCAAAAGCCGTAACTATACCATTCCAAGTGCCTTCCCAGTCACCAGAGAAAACACCCTTAATAAACTGTATAACTCCTTTAAATACAGTAATTGTATCGTTCATTAAATCAGCTATGGTTCCAACGACAACTCCAACCTTATTCCCTATAGAATCAAATATAGCTATAAATATTGGTCCTAATAGTTCAGATAAAAATCCAACTACAGGTGCAATAAAGTTGTTATATATTGTCGTAGCACATGTAACTATCTCACCAACAAAATCCAAGAAATTGGCCAGCAGTGGCTGTAAATGTTCACTCCATACTCTATCAATTACATCTAAAGCATTCTCCCAGACTGGCTGAAGCATATTATTCCATATATCTAAGAATACATCTCCGGTAGTCTTAACAGCCGCTTTTATTCCAGTAAATATCGGCTCTCCCCATTCGTTCCATGCCCCTGCCATTGTATTAACCAAGCCAATCCATACATTTGATATAGATTCAATGGCTGGACTTACACCTTCGCTCCATAAAGAATTCCAAGATGCTTTAAATGTATCAAATATTGTTCCATTTAAAGATAGTGTCTGGGATGCAAAATCCGTCAGCATTGGTAATCCAACAGAAACAAAATTTGCAAGTATAGGATATGCTGCTTTATTCCATACATCCGAAAAGACTGTATTAAAGCTATCAAATAATCCATTTAATATACTGCCATTAGTATCGACCCATGTTACAAGATAATTTGTAAATGGACCATTAAAATAATTTAACAACGGCGGTCCTAATGCTCTTATATCATTAAACGCACTTGCTAAGTTTTTCTTGGCTGTATCTGTATTTTTTGTAAGTCCATCCCATATTCTTGACATAGATGGAGAAAATGTCGATACACTCCATTTGCGGAGTTTATCTAATTCTTTCTTTGCCTTATTTACAAAATCACTAATTGCAGATGTTGCATTAGATGTACTTCCACTCACATCTGGTACAAGGTCAACACTTCCGATTCCTGAAGATGTTCCACCTGTACTACCGCTTGAATCAGAACTATCATCTGTTGGCTCTGTCAGCTTATTTATCTGGTCAAAGCCTGCAAGCGACTTTTCTATATCTTTAGCAGTCTTCTTGGCTGCACTTCCTATATCACCTACATTATCCGCTGCGCTGGATGCATCATCTCCTATACCAGCTATATCCGAACTTATCGAGCCCATAGAGGTTGATACATCTGCTCCTGTGAGCATTTGCACAAAGCTGGCAAAGCCATCTGCAACCTTCTGTAATCCTGCCAGCAAGTTGTTAAAGCCACGCAGAATAGGTGTAAACAATGCTATGAAGCCTTTACCAAGACTAGCCTTTAACTGCTGAAACCTTAATGTAAGTATTCTTGTCTGATTCGCCCAGGAATCCTGTGTCTTAACAAAATCACCAGTGGCATTGGACAGTGCACTAGTAACATATTGATAACGAAGCATTACTTTTTCCTGCTCTGTCATCTTAGCCGTAGTCTTACCAAAACCATTATTAAGTGCATACTGGTCTAAGTTCGTCTGAGTCATTACTACGCCCAGGTCCTTAAGTGTCTCAGTCTCGCCAGTCCAGATGGATTTCAGCTTTGTATATGCTTCATCTGTGCTCAAATTGTAAAATGATGCAACATCACCTGTTAATCCGGTAACATCTTCTGCCATATCAAGTGCAGCCTGTCCTGTAATACCCATTGCATTACTCATCTGGCCAAATACACCCATGTACTTCTTAGCAGATAATTCAGATAGTCCAAAGTTAGTCATGGCGTTAGAAGCCCACTGATCTGCCTGTCCACTCAAGTCCTTAAATGCCGTATCTACAACATTCTGTACTTCTGTAACATTAGAACCAACTTCTATGCAGTCTTTCGTAAACTTAGTAAAAGCTGCTATACTTAATCCAGCAGCTATTTTCTTTCCCATACCAGAAAAGATGGATGTTGCCTGCTTTGCTGCCTTATTGGAAGCACCTGTAAGCTGATTAACTATCTGTGAACTGTCTATGCCAAGTTCCAGAGCTATCTGTCCTACTACATCCGACATACTCCCTCCTTTCCGGCATTTAAAAAGACCACTTTCTACTTAGAGAAAGCGGTCTTAGCCCAATTTTGGAAGTCACTCCAATACTTATTGTAATTTGCATGATCTTCCATTAATTTTCTATTTCTTCTTAATATCCAGTCATTACGGATTTTCTTCTGTTCCTTAGTGAACTCCTTTATAACCTTAGGATCCTTTTCTGCTCTGATTCCCACAATTCTTCCAAGGGGTGTTTCAGGCATTATTCCACTAAGCAACGAACAGAACTCTGACCATGACATATCGTCTTCGGTACGCAACCGTATGCCATATTGGGACAGGAAGCTGGCTTCTATCAGCTCCCAATCATCCCATATATCATAATATGTCTCATGCTGAGGGTGTCTGCTCCTCGCCGTATGTTCCCATAGCAACCTGCATGATTGTATTATACATTTCCTTATATTCAGGAATAGGAAGGTCTAATGCCTCAATCTTATCTGAAGCATCCTTTCCAACAAGCATTTCAAGGCCTTTAATCATAAATGCCATATCATCCTTGTTTTCCTTGCTCTCTGCTTCCTGTGCCATAGCCTGTATGTTGAGAATTGTGCTCTTTCTGTTATTAACAGTAACAACCAAATCCTCTGTAATACGAATCATAGGTAACTGGTTCGTAATCTTCATAGATATATCTATTACTTTAAAATCTGTCTTTGCCATTATTCAAATCCTCTCTTTCTTTAAGCTGCTACATATGCTATATATGTTGGCTTTCCATCCGAATTTGCATCCCATTCAAGCGCATCAATACTTGTAGCATCTCCACCAAGAGATTTTACATCGATTACTGCAGGTACAAGAAGCTGATCAAGATTAGGGAATATAATAGACACCCATGTATTGCAATCCTGACCTGTCTTCATAAATCGACTTGCTACATAATCATTTCCTTCATCTCCATAGTTACGCTTACCGCCGAAAGACATACCAAGTGACTTACCTGTCATGAGCCTTCTTACCCAGCCAGCCTGATCCATTGGATTCCATTCCTCAATGGTTCCATCTACAGATATACTTAAGCTCTCTGCATCTTTTACAATCTTAGTTTCTACTGTTTCCGGTGTATCTGTGTTTTTTCTTCCAGTTATACATACTCCAAACTGAATTTTATGTACCGGATTAACCCCTGTTAATGGTGTAGCTTCCGCGTTATACCCAGCTATCTTTGTATTCTGTGACATACTTCTACCTACCTTTCATAACAAAATTTAAGTTCTATGACCATTTCAAATATTCCTTTATCATCTGTATCAACCTCAATCGGTGCTGATACTAACATTTCTGTAAAAAGAATATTTGTGTCATTAATGTTTACATGTTTCATATCTCTGAGCTTGTCGTAAAGCTCCTGTGAGACTTTTTCAGTCTCCCTGACACTTTTATTCCAATGAATCAGTATACTTATGGATTTGACAGCATAAGAGCTGTTCTGTATACCTCCAACAGCCATCTGAACATTATCTCCCCTGTTAAGATGGTATACACCTATGCTCTTATCTTTCTTATCATCAAGCTTTCCACAATATACATGGTCATCAGCCGCTATCCCAAGACCTGCTATAAGGTCTCTCACATCACCTATTCCTAACATCCTAACATCATAACCCCGCATTCTTTTTATAAAACTTTCCAAATGCTTTAGGTGCAAAATCCTGCTTTTTACCACCTTTCATATAGTCATCAAGCCATCTGCCTTTAGCATTTGCATTTCCTTCATGTTTCTTGCCGCTTTCATCTGTCCACTGCGTCTGATGGAAGTTGTATTCCGGATGATAATATAATCTTCTTGCCTGCGGTGCTGATGTTGATATGATAACTTTACCATTTACAGCTTTTGAAATACCATTAGTTACTGTCTGTCCATTTTCGTAAGTGGCAGTTTCACTCTTTCCTGCGCTAATATGAGTACTTTCTCCCTGCAATTTACCTGTATCTCTTGGTATCACCTGACTTTGCACAACATCCGTGTGTATAGCTTCCGCTGTCATTTCTAATGAAGTCGCCGCTGCTGCCGTAAGCTTCCTTACCATAGGCATATTAAGCTTCACTGTTGACTTAACATTCTTTGCCATTACATCACATCCAATCTTACATAATTAACCGTACCATCCGGATTACGGCACTTCGTACCCTTGTATATATGCCTTGTTACACCGAACACCGTTATATCACCTTTAGTAATAACAGGAAGCTCCGGTGCAATATCTCCTGGTATCAAAGCACATCCTTCAAGCTTTATAAGCACCTTTTCTACTGTTAATTCTGTCTTACCGCTGTCCTGATAGTTACATAAGCCATCCCAAATAATAGGTTCAAGAGGTTCTCCATAGACATTCCTGCCTTCCTGCTCTATCTCAAGGTGTATTTCTGTCTTACACATGCTCTTTAATATTAAACATGGGTACTTCATACTCACACCCCCAGACTTAAGCAGCACAAGCCAGTCTGACAGAGTATCTGGTATGTATCACGCTTTATAGCAATTCCATTCTGTACAAGGACATTCCAACTGCTGCCAAACTGCATAGATACTCCATTTACAGCATAATTCTGTAAGACACAATTAATCATGTCTTCATTCTCATACTCAAAATCAGCCATATCACAGCATACGTCTATGACTATTGCCTGCTGGAACTCTGTCAGATTATCAAAGCCTCTTGATGTTATACGATTAAAAGTAAGCGAGTCGATATGACGGCTCGCCTGCTTTAATCTTCGTTCTATCTGTTCATCCGGGATAAGATTATGCTCGCTCAGGTACTGTTCTTTACTTGCATATACCATAAGACCACCGCCTATTCTGTCCTATCTTCCTTTGGTTCATCTGCTGTTACTTTCTCTTCCTTGGGCTTGTCTTCCTTTGCCTTACCTGTTTTCTTTGACCTAATAACCTTTGGTTCAAAGGTCAATCCAATTACTGTATCTGCCATAATGATTCCTCCTTAATTATCCTTATGTGATACATATACCCCAGCGGTCTTATTCTCATATACATGGCCATAAAGATTATTATTACGATACTTGAATACATGACTATCGCCATCCTGGTCCTGATCTGGACTAAAGTACTTAATATACTGATCCATAGCTGTTACAGCTGCAGACTTCTCTACACATAAGAAGTTAACATTCTTAGCCGGCTTAGTTGTCATCTCGTAATTTTCAACCTGTGTTCCACTTGGACTACTAACAGCCTTATAATTGCCCTCACTTTCTTTTGTGTAATAAGTCTTACCCGGCTGTGGTGATGTATCCTTTGATAATGTATAAGCTGCCTTAGTCTTTTCATATCCATATGAATTCTTACCATCATGAAGGGTTATTGATGTGTACATACGTGACTGTGGAACTGGTATGATCTGAGAAAATCTCTTAAGTACTTCTCTTGATTTAGTTGTATCCATATCGTCCGCAAGAGAAATTAATGTAGGTGTGATGAATAAAATACGCGATTCCATAGGAACTTCATCTTCATCCATCTTATTAGCACAAGCTCTTAACGCTATTATTAATTCAGCTCCTGTTTCAATATTCTCTTCCTTTACTGTTATATCCTTAGTTCCACAGATTTTAGCAATACGTGCGGCATCTGTTTCCGGAATAACCTTTGTTTTTAAGAATTCACTTGATAACTTGGCAAATGGCTGTGCAAGTGTTTCACCATTATCAAGACGGTCAATCCTTAAATCCTGTGAACGTTCCTTATCATACTTAACCGTTTCCCATGTAAGTGAAGTTGAACCCTTTGTGTAACCTGACTTTCTGTCAAAATCACCAAGTGCATCCATATCAAGCTTCGCAATCTTAATTTCACCGTTGTTGCCTTTTCTTACTGTTGTTTCATCACCATCTAATACTGAGGTCTTCGCACCTTCCTTATACACCTCATCAAGTATTGGAAGGTATATTGTAGATAATTCGATATTATTCATATAATCCTATTCCTTTCTTTACTGCTTTGGCTTTAATCCGAATAACTTTCTTATCGCATCATCATTACCCGGATTGCCATTTCCATTGTTACCAGGAGCACCAATCTGGAAGCCAGCATTGTTCTCCATACTTGGCTTAAGTGCTGGTACATCTTTAAGTACCTGCTCAAGTGAAGCTTTGATATTATCTTCAGACACCTTTCCATCCACACCCTTTACCTTGCTGAAATCAGCCATCTTAAGCACATAGGGAAGTGTCTTAGCTTCTATACCAAGTGTCATTGCTACCTTTGTAGCTGCAAGCTCAATCTGAGCCTGTTCAGCAACCTTCTGTGCAGCTGCCACTTCATTCTGAAGATTAGCATTAGCGTTCTGCTGCTGTTCTGTCTGCTGCTGCTTATTCTGCTTAAATGTTGCAATAGCCTGACTTATCTCATCTTCTGATAATCCCTGCTGCTGAAAATAGCTTTTAAGCACAGCATTCTCTTTCTTGGCCGTTGCATTATCCAGCATTGCCTGTATCTTGTCATAATCAACACCAGCTGTCTGCTGATTATTCTGACCACTCTGCTGTCCTGCCTGTCCATTATTGTTACTTCCAGCGTTCTGGTCGCCGTTACCATCTCCGCCCTCTGCGAAGAACTGTAAATTCATAGGTAATGTCTTTCTCATCACTCTATCTCCTTTCTTCCGTTTACCGCCCGTCGGCATTTCCCATTTCCCTAAAGTTTAGTGCCATTAAGTTTTGGGCATAAAAAAAATAGGCACACACAGCTTATTTGCCATGTGTGCTTAATAACTAATATTAAATTGTGTTGCACTGGTGCAACTTTGGACTATTCTACTATAATCCAATCTTCAGCGAGACAATCATTAATACTTGGAACCCACATTGAATGTGAACCATCCACATTTTTTATCTGAAAATATGGGTTACATATAAACAAATCGCCTTCGTTTAACCCCCATGCTTCCGCTGTTTGCTTATTGCAGGGGATTCCATTCGGATATGCTTTCTGATATACAACAAACATTCCTTTTCCGTTCCAACCTCTTCTTGCTACCTTATTACCTTTTTTCATGGCCTCAATAGCAATTCCAAATGTCATATTGTCACATTTTCTATACGCTTCATTAAATTGTTTCTTAGGACACCAACTTTCATATCCATCAGAATATCTTATATGATAGCCTTCATCTTCTGGATTCTCGTCACTTGGTATCTTCCACCCTCTGTATTCATTGTATTCGCCCCTGCTCATTGGCTCTGCTGCCACCACTTTTACTCCAATATAATCCTTCATTTCTAAATCCTCACTTTCTTAAAATTGGGTATAAAAATACCACCAATCTCTCGACTGGTGGCTGTTAATCCCATATTATTTCTGGTCTTGGCATTTTCTTTGGCACTACTGTTCCATATTTCTCAATTGTATAATCAAAATCATCTTCTATGCATTTCAACAATAATTCAGCATATTCTTCCTGATTGAAATCCAGATTAGGCGGAAAGTTAGGACAATAATCAAAATGCATAACAAATTGTAAATGTGCCTTTTTCAATTTCTTTATCATTTTGCTGCCTCCTTCAATTTCTTTTCAAAATATTCTAATGATTGTGGAAAATATTTTTTCATTTCATCATATCGAACTTTATCAAATTGTGCTTCAAACATATGAGCAAATGCTTCTGATGTAATATTTTCAAGATTATCCCAATAATCATACATATGTCCAGCACAACCTCTAATATTTCCACTTGTTAATCCATCCAATAAATCTGATACAGCCGAGTGCTTACGCATATCCTGCAAATCACCACTAATCGCTTTATCTACTTTATCATATGTTCTTAAATTATGCTCTTTTCCATATCTTATCCTATATTGGTAAACATCTTCATTAAGTAATGCCTTAAATTGTTTATCATTTGATACTGTTCCAAGTGCATCATCTATCAAATGCCCATGTTCATGAAACCATGTTGCACCAGTACCTCGTAAGTTATCTAAATCAGCTCTATAGTGCATGGATATTTTTTTAGTTTTCGTATTATAATGTGCAGTACCTTCAAACAACGATGTTTCTATTGTATCTCCACTTGCATACTTAGCAAATAAGTGTTTTGCATCTTTATTTCCATGAGAAAACTTTTCTTTAAGAATATTATAATATTCTTTATCTATATTTGTATCATTTCTTAACTTATTTTTAAATATACTTAGGTCTGATTCCATTATATCATTCTTCTGGCTATTTGCAACTACATTCTCCCACTGTTCCTTTCTTACCCCATACATCTTCTTATTATCCGGATCCAGTGAGTACTTCGACAATCTGTTGAACTGCTCAACCATCCTACCTGCATATTGCCGCTTCTGGTCCTGCTTGTAATCTTCCTTAACTTGCTCAAGTTCTTCCTTGGTAAACTTACTGTCTGGCTCTTCATCCAGCTCAGGGAAATATGTTGTATGTACGTCTTTGCAATTTGGATGGTACAACCCCGCAGCTATTGCAGAAGACATAAGTGGATAAGGACCATCAGATGCCTTACCTCCACTCCACACATCATCTATGAGAATCTTTCCAACAAACGGAAGACATTTAGGACAGGCATTAGCACGCTTATTCATAATAACTGTACTAATTCCCCATGATTGTCTCATTTCGCCTTCTCCAGTTAGATATGCACGCTTGCTGGCTGTCTGAATAGCCATTCTGGCATAATCTTTTACTGTATGCCTTGCACCATTCGCATATTCAATACAGTTGATACCAGCTTTAAGAAAATCTCTTGTAGCCATATCAACTGCCTTCTCATATGTTCCTGCGCCCGTATTCGCATAGACCTGAGCGTTAAATATTATCTGTCGGTATTTATCCTCCGACATTCTAAGCATTGCTTTTTCTGCCCTGCTAAAATCTGACTTCGTTGCTTTAATCAGGGCATTAAGTTTTCTTGTATTGAGTCTGAAAAAAGCACCCTCAGCGCCTTGCGACACCTTAGATGCTTTCAACCCTTTCTTTAATGCTCTTAATATTTTCTGCTCCTGTTCTGTTCCGCCTTCCTGTCTGGCTGCAAATATCATTGCATCTATAGAATCATTGATATCACTGAACTTCGACGAAAACATTTTCTTGTTCTGTGCTTTATATTTCTCAAGCGCCTTAAGCTGTTCTACCTGCCACTGCGTCCAATTATATCCTTCTTCTATTTCTTCTGCCCTATGTCCTTCGAGATTTCTCATCATTGAAGCTATCAGCTCATCTTCTATGGCACGGAAGGCTTCCTCTATGTCATATTCTGTATTAAGTGCCATAAGCTACCTCACTTGTTACCATAACCTATGAAACTGTTATCAGCACCATTAACTGAGAAGCCATCTGCCTGCATATTAAGGGCTGGCTCTTCCATATCGGATATCCCCTGTTCTGCTTTAAGCCTTGATATCTCTTCCTGCTTCCATTCATCATCCTTGGTATCTCCATACAGCTCATCAACAGATGCCTCTATGCTCATAATACCGCCCTGCTTAGCCTTGCTGACTGTTTCTACCTGGCTTTCAAAAGATGGGTTAGCATATTCGCCAAATGTCACATCAATATCTATATCCTTAATAGCTGTCTTATTAAGCGTGTCTATGGCATTAAATGTTGCTGTAACAAGCTTTGGAAGAACCTTCTGAAGCCGCTCTACAATGTTATTTCTGCTGTAAAGCGTTGCTTTCTCTTTCTCCCTCTGTGCCTCCGCATTATCCAGCTTCTTAACATCTATGCCTAATGTTGATGGGCTCATAATCCCCTGTAAACAAAGGTCAAGCGCTGTGATATATGTTGCAAGATAGCTTTCGTGTGGTATATTGCCCTGTACAAGCTCTATCTTATTAACTGTACCTTCTGCCATGCTGCCATCTGTTTTTATATAGGCATTATCAAAAGCATTAGGCTTTAGCACTTTTCCATCCAGGGGATTCCTTGGTAACATATTCTCCGGTATATATTCCTTTGTTCTATTCCTCCTTAAGGCATCCATCCATTGTGACCATGCTTCATCCAGCGCATCAAAGTTATCTATCTTTGCATCAAATATGCTCTTGCCTCGTCCTTTATACTTGGCTGACTTATAAAACAGAAGAGGAACAGCCATTATAAACTTGTCATTCCAGGTAACATCACTAAGATGTGCCAGCTCCGGTATAACACTTAAATCATATTCCCTGCCGCCTCTTGTAAGCTCATAATGTATGTAGCCTATGCCATAATGTTCAAGTAATACATATTCCTGTCTCTGCACGCTATACACAGTCTTAAACACTATCTCCTTAACTCTTCCCCTGTCCTTGATAATCTCTGTCTTATCACCAGAGTAGAATTCCAATATAGGATACTTGCTAAGGTTCGTATCGAACGATATCTTGAATGCTCCATCACCGATATAAAGCGTTTCTGTTATTGCCTGCTTAACAAGCTCAATGAAATCATTTTCCTCTGCTATCTTATCCCATTCTGTCTGCCTGCTGCCAGCATCTATTAAATTCATATCATCTGTTACTATACTGGCCAGCATATCGCATAACATAGCAGGGAGACCCACGTGTATCTTTCTTATCTCCATACCTATTGTACAGGATGCAGACCAGAACCTTGTCTTGTCACCATCTATCTGGCTGTATAGCTGTGACAATTCTTCACTCTCACCTCTGTACCATATCTTGTTCTTTATGGCATTTCCCTCGTAATCAAGAGTTTCCTGTATGCTTATGGATCCATTAACAGCCGGCTGGATGTGCAGCCACGTTCTTATTCCTGTTTTTATCTTCTCTGCCATACTTGTAAATATGTTCACCTCTCTCACTCTCCTATCTGGAATTATGTCTTGTTCTCTATACCTATCCTGCTTCGATAAGGAATCCAACCATACTGTACGCTGTTTACCATATGGTCATTGCCATCCTCAGGCTCACAGTCCTTATCTTCAAGCCACGAATACGTTTCTAACTCTGTCTTGTAATTCGTGCACGTATCGACAATATAAAAGCTTGGCTCTCTGCCCTTTTCGTCATTAAAGGACATCCAGCCAAGCTGTAAGTTAATTCTATCTATTATGGTTACTTTCTTATACGCATTGTTAAATATATACTGGCAGTCAATGTGTTCTCTCTTGTACTTGGCAAACTCTGTTATCGTTGCCTGATCAGCATTATCTATAAACACATTCTTTGACATTCCACCCCATTCTTTTCTGTTACGCTCCAGGAAGTCTATGTAATTCCTTACTGTATCACTTGGAGCTATTGGTATATCAAGAGCCGCATTGTTATATACCTTTTCATCCAGTACTATCAACTTGCCTTTGTTGGTTATTCCCATAAAGGACATAGCAATAGTATCAGGACTCTTGGTTGAATATGCCGTATCAAGACCGCTTGTATATATTACAAACCATTCTGTCTGCTTGTCGTCATATTCTCGCTTAATAAATGCCTTAGCCTGTTCCTTCGTAATAACATGCCGCCTGCAGAAATTAGAAAAGACAAGACCTGTAGCCTTGCCTCTTAATCCCAATATCTTGTTTTTATATATCTTGGTACCGGAAGGATAGCTCATTTTCTTCTGTTCTATCTTCTCAGGTGTCATAGATACGTTATCTTCAAATGTGAAGAACCAGTATACCCAGCCTTTAATAGGCTCACAGCCATTAAGGTCCTTCCATATCTCTTCCGGCACATCTGCCTTGTACTTATCAATCGGTCTTGCGTGATTGATGTACTCTGAATATATTGGCAGCGTAGGCGCATCCGGATTAAGTGTACCTACAAAGTATTCAGAACGTCCGAATATCTCTCGTATGAAGTCTATGTTAGCTGTATTGCACTCATCTACCCACACACAACCAAACTGGCTTCCAAGTGCATTTTTCCATTTACTGGCATTATCATAGCCAAGAATATATATTATCTTGGTACTGCTGCCAGTTTTGAATTTAATATGTGGAAGTTTATTCTCTTTATCACCGTTTCCACAGTATTCCAAATTAGGGAATATCTGAAGTAATCCCATATCTGCATTGATTATATTCTTTTCAATAACACCTGTTGTATTACCGGCTATAACATGCAGCTTCATATCTGATTCTGCTACATTCATGATAAACTTCACAGCAACCGTTGTTGTCTTACCTGATGCAGTAGAACCTTCAAGGAATTCTGCTCTTGCCGGTGTATCTATGTAATCCCAATACTTATCACTTAGAAGCATCAGGCTCACCCCTTGCCTTACGCTGAGCAAGAAGCTCTGCAAGCTCATTCTTTACAGAATCATTAATATTAGCTTCTATCTTGTCTGTAAACATACCAAGATGCTTGCCAAGAAGCTCCAACGCCCTTACCTTGTCACATGGCTTGACCTCTAATCCATCTCGCCCTTTCTTAATAACAGCTAATGCACGCTTTTGTTCTTCTGTAAGTTCCTCTGTCAATACTGGCTCTACAGTCCTGTATGTAGCAGGTTTGCCATCTTCATCCAGTATATCCACAAGCATTCCGCCTACTTCTGCTTTCATCTTCTTCTCGACTACATGTGCATAATCTGCTGTATTAGAAAAAGCTATCAAGGCAAGTTCCCTGATAACTCTTTCCTGAGTTACCTCTGTACTCCTTGATAGCTCTTTTTGTCTTTTCGCTATATATTCCTGAACCTTAACATTCCTTAACAGTCTTGACGCTGTCTGTTCTGCTGTCTTTGGTGAATATCCTGCCCTAATAGCTGCCTGTGTAGCATTAAGGTCTATAAGATATTCTTCGCAAAACCTCTTTTGTTTATCAGTTAATGCCATACACTCAGCTCCTTTCTGGCATAATAAAAGACCTCATTTTAAAAACAAGGTCTTCACACTATATTACTTATTTTTTTTATAATATTTATCGTATTCAATTATATTACCAAAAAATTCTATTACTGACACTATCATAACAGCTATATCTAATGCTGTCAGCGTGCCAGTAAATATACTTTGTGCTAAATTAATACTTGTCAATACAATAACCACAAAATATCCTGCTACTTTCCAAGCCGAAACTGCATCATGTTTTTTATCTTTAGAAAATATTTTTATACCTCCTCCTACAAAAAACATTATAAATACGATAATTAATACAGATGAAACTGCTACTTTCATAAATATCCCCCTTATATATTTTATATATCGTCAGGTTGCTTATATTTCTTACTGTCTCTTATACACATCTCCGAGCCCACGAGAC